AGTGGAGGACAACTAATCCTTGTGCAGGCAACTAGAGATCTAGTAGCTGAGTTAACCTCAGCAAGTTCATTGGCCTGCAACAGCACTGTAATCAGATCAGCACAGGCAAGTTTTTCTACAGAGACTAATCATGCGATTGAGTTTATTAGATTTAGAAATAACACAATAGATCTTGCCGCTTCTAGTAATCTAACAACAATAATATCTAAGTTTACTGACTATGGTAGCAATCTCAGTGCGTCAAGTCAACAGACAGTTCTAGTTACTCCTATTAGAACTGTGCCAGCAGCCTTAGTGTCAACAACTACTGTGGTATGTGAAGGCATTAGACCTGTATTTTATTCTGCAGATCTAACCAGTCAGTTTGCTTTAGAGATTAAGAAACTCTATTGGGTTAAAACTGTATCTAGTCCAATAACTGTAAGCACCATGCTGACAGGTCCTGTGAGAATAGACAGCAGTCTCAATGTTTATGTTGCCTCTAATGACGACAATGTTACCAACAGATTTATTACCAAGCTAGGTAAAAACGGTAATATTATTTGGAGCATTTACCAAAATACCCATTCTATTGTTAATAGCAAAATAGGTCCAGATGATAGGTTGTATGCTATTGTTAGCAGTGGTTCAACACATTCTATTGTAAAGTTTGATATAGATGGCACTGTCATGTTGGCCAAGACTTTACCTGATACACTAGTTGATTTAACATTTGATAAGGATGGCAACATCTATGTGTTAGGTAGTTTTACAGAAAGCGGAACTTTCTTAGGCTCACCAGCAACCTTTACTAGAAGCCGTGTTTACAAAGTTAATAGTTCAGGAGTCATTGTTTATCAAGCACGAGTGTTGGATTATTCTGAAGACACAAACCATACACCTAGAGCAATCAAGTTTCAATCTGATAAACTTGTGATTGCTGGACGCCTCAGCAATGCCTTTTTCAACAAAACAGTTATAGCCAAATATGATTTGATTCAACCAGAAAACTCAGTAATGGTTAGATTCACTCTGTCTGAGTTCCAAGGATTTTTGCCTAACAGTCTTGCTTTAGATTTTGCTGGCAACATTTATATTACCACTGACAATAGTCTATTGAAGTTTTCCAGTCAGTTAAGTTTTCAATGGGCAAGAACTATTAAGACATCAAGCCCAAGCACTAACGATATAGTAAGAGATGTTCATGTAGACGAGTATAGTAATGTTGTGGTCAAAGCTCAGCGTATTGTAGTTCCTGACACTGGCGGCTTTTATAATATAAATCAAGTTTACATTTTTAATCAAAATGGCGGCATAAGACATCAATACGAACTACAATATAACAATCCTGGCAACACAACAGGACCTTATCTAGACCTAGACAATCTTCGTAATATCTATATCAGTGGACGAGATAGTTCACTTGGTGGCTTTGTGGCAAAACTTCCACCTGATGCACTGGGTCTAGGTGTATATGAAGGTTGGTATTATCAGACTAACAGTTATGGCATTGACCCTTATACTGTAAGCAGTGCAGTTGGTGATGTTGATTTTGCTACAACTTCAGCATCATCTACAAGTTTAAGTCTTACTTGGAATAGTCAATCAACATTTACAGAAGATCTTGTAGAAATATACATTGACGGTGTTGATGTCATTGTCAACATCAGTAGTATGGAGGCAGAAGCAACCATACTGTGTCAAACAGCGGTTAACAAGCCAACATCAAGCAATCTAGCGTCAACTTCAACTCTTGCCATAACTGTTACAGATTTTATCAAAGCTGAAGCTGATCTTGTGGTTACTGGCAGTGAGTTGATTGTGGCAGTTAAGACTGGCAGAACATTGGTAACTCTTGAAAGTGCTGTCACAATGTCAGTGTCAGCTAGAACAGATTTAACTGGTTCTGCATCACTGACTAGTTCAACAACTATAACTTGTCAAGCAATAAAAACAGCACAGGCACAAACCAGTTTATCTAGCCAAAGTCAACTGATTGCCGTTAACAAACGATTGCGAGACAACACTATTCAATGTGTTGCAACCAGTCAGTTGGCCTGTGTAGCAGAAAAAACAGCTAGACTAGTTGCCAATCTATTAAGCAACTCAACTGTGTTTGCAGATCCTTATACCACCTGGTATGGTGATGCCAATCTCATAGTCAATAGTCAGCAGAATACAAACATCAATGCCATATTTGCTGGACGATCAAATATTGTTGCTGTTGCCACAGTGACACCTAGGGCTGTTAAGCGAGCTGATTTTATTATCAGCATGACAGCATTTGATTTTGTTCTAGCTGAAGGTCTCAAGATAACAATAGATCCTTACTATCAACTGGTAGTGAGTATTGAAACTAATCAAAAGAAAATACGCCAAGAAACCGGCATTTTAACCTTAGATGCAGAAAACCGCTTAAATACTGTTCTAGCAGAGAACGCAACATTACGAGTGCCTAGTGAGACTAGCACATGGCACATACCATATAGTCCACAAATAGGTTCAAGGAGAGTCAAATGACAACACAACTAACAGGTTTTAAACAGGATCATATAGGATCTTACATTATGAAAGATCCTGCAGCCGTTTTAACCTATTCAGTAGAATGGGCTGATTGGCTCTACGGCAACGACACAGTAGTTTCAGCCACAGTGACTGTGACAGCTATTGCAGGTGATCCAGCAGGCACAGCACTTCGCATAGTATCATCAGGTGTTACCACTACCAAAGCCTTTGCACAGATTGATCGTGGCACAGCAGGTGAGATCTACACCATCACAGTCAACATCATAACCAACAACGGATTGAAAGACACAAGACGATTCCGTATCAAAGTGGAAAATAGATATCTATAATGCCCCTAAGTAAACCACAAGTAGAGATTGCCTCTAGTAAAAAGAGATTCCGCACAGCTATATGTGGTCGTCGTTTTGGCAAAACATTTCTAGCCATTAGAGAACTTGCTCGTTTTGCTCGTGAGCCCAACAGCCTATGCTGGTATATCTCACCAACTCGTATGCAGGGTAAGGGCATTGTATGGGAAGAACTAAAAAGTAAACTAGGTGCTCTACGCTGGATCAGTAAAACCAATGAAAGCGAACTGACCATTACACTGGTCAATGGCAGTGAAATAGCAATCAAGTCAGCAGATGCCTATGATCGTATGCGTGGATTCTCAGTGAACTTCTGTGTATTTGATGAGTTTGCTGACATGGATCCAGATGTATGGACAGTGGTCCGCCCCACACTCAGTGACAAGCAGGGTCATGCCATGTTTATTGGCACACCCAAAGGTGGTCGTAGCTCATGGGCCTATGACATCTACACCAGCGATCAAAAGAACCCGGACTCATGGGGCTCATGGACTTTCACCACACTAGACGGTGGCCGTGTAGCACCAGAAGAAATAGAAGCAGCCAAGCAGGACATGGATGAGCGCATGTTCAGACAAGAATATTTGGCGACCTGGGAGGAATCAGCAGGACAAGTTTATTACAGTTTCAGTCGTGAGCATAATGTGCGAGAACCAGAGTTTAAAAACACTGACATTATCTACATCGGAGCTGACTTTAACATTACACCATTGTGTGCTAGCATTGCTGTTCGCCAAGGAGAAACACTTTATGTCATTGATGAAATCACGCTCTATTCCAGCAATACTGATGAGCTCGCAGATGAGATTAAGAGCAGATACCCAAACTCAAAAGTGTTCCTCTACCCAGATCCAGCAGGCGCTGCCCGCTCTACTAAGAGCGCGGGGCGAAGTGATCACACAATCCTTGCCAACGCAGGATTCGTTGTCAAAGCCCCAAGAAGCCATACCCCCATTAGAGACAGAGTAAATGCTGTCAACAGTCGTTTATGCTCAGCAAGCGGCATTAGAAGCCTCTATGTTAGCCCCAAATGTAAATATACTATCCAATGTCTTGAGAGACAGGTATACAAAGAAGGATCAACAGCCATTCCAGAGAAAGGTGAGTTTGATCACATGAATGATGCACTGGGTTACATGGTAGACTATCTATGGCCTGTCAAGCGTGATAGAGAACAGCAAGCCCCAGGACGATGGACACATCAGATTGGTTAATATAGGAAAAATAAAATGATTCAGACATTAACGGAACAGTATCTAGAGATTGTGTCCACCAACCAACTTTATATTAGAAACAGAGATCACTGGCAGTATTTGCTAGAAAGCTATGTAGGTGGACTTGACTATCGCAAGGCAGGACACCTTACAAAATATGTAAATGAAACTTCAGGCGAATACAACGCTAGACTCAACTCAACTCACTTGGAGAATCACTGTCAATCAGTGGTGTCTACCTACATGAGCTTCTTGTTCCGTGAAGAACCCAATCGTGAGTTTGAAGGACTAGAAGTAGACCCAATGGTGCAAG